CACTCTTGTGGAACATAGTAGACTGTAGAAATACAGTACATTTAAAACTATTAAAGTTTTTAGGTTTCAAGTTTTTACGTAAAGTAGAACATGGACCAAACAATTTACAATTTATAGAATTTTGCCGTGTGCGTAGATGCTAATGCTGGTGCAAGAAATGCAGCCAGACAACGATGGATGGAGAAAGATGCTAAGTATCGTTCTGAATCTTTAAAATTTTTTAACAGAGAAGCCTCTGCTATTGTCTCCAAAGATCAACAGAACAGAGAGTTTAGTAAGGCTATCTCTAATGACTATCAGCGAGCTCGTTATGTTCAAGGTCAAGCATACAGAGCTATGGAAGCTGGATACATTTCTTCATTTCAAGATAAAGGAAGTGTAGACGAAGGTGGAAAAGCTAGACGAGGTACATCTGGTAGAACTGCTACCCAACAAAAAACCTTTTTATCACTTATGCGAGCTCAAGGTAAGCTAGAAGCTGCCGCAGCGTATGAGTATGGACCGCAAATGAAACGACGCTTTGAAGCTAGAAAGTATAGACTACAAACTGAACAAGCTAAGTCAAGAGTAGCTTTAGGTGTAAGACCGGAATACGGTGCACCTGTACTGATGCCACCGAGTGACAGACTAAGCGGTGCGTTAAGTATTGCAAGCTCACTTGTAGGTATGTACACAGGAATTGCGGGGTTAGATTAATTATGGCAACAACTAAAGAATCATATTATGAGTCGCTGGGTAGGCAGTCTCAAATGCCCTACGTAAATGAGAAACTTCTTTACGTAGAGAATGAGCCTGACCTAACTAAGCCGGTTAATGAAAACATAAACAAAGAAATTGCAGACACATCCCAGTTTTTTACAGATAATATCAATAGATATAATCAAACTGTAGCTGGTAAAACACTTGATTTATTTAAGACTCTAGAAGGTCTAGTACCCTCTACCGCTACAGCAATAGCTCTAGCTCAAAATCGTAGTGATAATAAAACTGAGTATGACAGAATTAAAAAGCTGTCCCTTGATGATGATGTCAAAGTTAAGTACTCCTTAGCTGGTATGAACTATGATGCTCTTACTAATGCTAACTTAGGAGACTTAAAAGAAGAGCAGGGTAAGGCTGAACAAGCTTTAGCACAGTTCGGGTTTTATGAAACAACAGACCTAGATGGTCAAAGTATAAAACTATATGCACCTGATATAGATGAGACTAGACAGACAATAGATGGTATACCGTTGGCTAATGGTAGACGAACTGTTAAGTCTATGAACTTACACTACAATCAATTTGTAGAAGCAGCTAAAGATACTCTGTATCACTCTGAAACAGGATTACTTTACGATCAACTTAACTACCAACAAAAAGCTGACTGGACAGATGAGATGAACTCTTTGTACATCTCGATGTGGCGTGACAAAGATCCTAACCTATCTGAGCGTTTACTTGTTAGTGACTTTATGCCTACCGTAAATGGTCAGGTTAAACAGTTATATAGTGGAACAATAAGTAACAGTAGTGCAGCTAGTCGTGATACTTCTATGGAAGCTACTAACTTCCAAGGTGCTCTCGTTGTTCAAGATATGTTTAAAAAGCATGAAGAAAAGGTTGATGGCGAAGTCTTGATGGATAACATGTTTTCCAAAGATGGCTGGATAGACAGACAGACTAGATACTATACTGCTCGAGGTGTTGAAAATCCTAGAGGTAAAGCAAACGAAGACTTTGTAAAAATGGTTAAGTTTGGTATAGATAATAAAATACTTACAGAAGAAATGGTTGGATTTATTCTTAAAGATTTTAAATTTGACTCTACAGATGGTAGAAAAGGTGTAAGTTATTATGATATACAAAGCAAACGAGCTATAGAACTTTTAAATTATCAAGATGCTGAATTAGTAGATGAAGATAAAGTTAGGCAACAAGGTTTGTTAAAGGAGTATACTAACAAATATAACGATAACAACGTACCTATGACTCTAGCTCAGTTAAATGGTTTATGGCATACTGATGTACGTGAAGAAGCTGCAAGCTTGTATGCAATAAGTAATAAAGGTAAAATACATGACCCTATATTCTTAGAAGCAAAACAAGGATTAGACTTAGCTATTTTTAACAGAGGTTCAGACAAAGACGTATTTAAAAATGTTATATACGGTGAAGGAGCAGTTGCAAGCAACAGAGCCTTCTTATCTCTAGGTGCTAATAAGTATTATATAAAAGCGTACAATGCTGAATTAGTAAAACTAAAAGATGAAGGTGCGGCACAGACTGCGGCATTAAAACTAACAGTAGACAAATTAAATAAAGGCGATTTTGATAGTCATGTAGATGATACATCACCAACTAATACTGATACAATCAGAAGGCAGAACACATTGATATATACTACTGATGGTAAAAAAGCTTTAACTTCTAAAGAAGCACACCCCGGTGAAATGTATTATGTGCCTGACGCTGTAAACTGGTTTGTAGAAGGTGGACCTATCCCTGCATACTACAGAGAGTTTTCTAAGTATTATCCAGAACTTAGTGCAGAAAAGTTTATGCACGATAGATTGGTAGCTATGAATGTAATCAAACCTATACAAGCATATAAACTAAAAACTGTATTAGGTCTAAATAAAAACTCATCTAAAAACTTAACAAATAATATATGGTATAATAAAACATTCCAGACATTTGTTGAAAATGCTGAAGCATGGAGTGAAGCACAGACTAGATTAGAAGTACCACTAGCTAAAGAAAATGGTGGATATGGTGCATTTAAGGCTAACGATGGTGAATATAAATCAGAGGTAAACTTACAGGAACTAGATATGTTCCAATTAGGTGACTTAATTACTATTAACCCAGACGGTGAGTTTGGAATGTATGGTATAAAAGGAAGAAACCTAACACAAGTTATCAACCACCTTGTAGCAAAAGGAGTGGTAGACCCTAACCAAAAGTTTGATGAGAACTTTCAGAAAAAACTACTATTAATTAGACTCAAACTAGAAGCTAATAAGTCTTTATCATTAAATGGTGATACTAGCTATTTAGGACTACTTGAGTTTAGTGACCAAGACAAACAAGATTATGAAAACATTGTAGGTGCTATTCCCCCTTACGAACACCTAGATACACTACTTCCGATTATTGCTAAGGCAAAGATTGGAGCTTTATAATTATGAATGAAGACATACAATTTGACGCTACGGCGTTACCTTCAGTCGAAGAATTAGACATTCAGATTGAAAAAGAACAAAACGAACAAGACAAACGAAATGCTGTAAACGAAGCAGCATTACAGGATGAGCAACAGTACACAGCTGCACAAGAAGATCCTCGTAATGCTGAAAGGTGGGGAATCAAAGGTGTAGCAAAAGAAGCTCAATCTATTGTAGGCGGAGGATTGCAAGATACTTTATCATCAGCAACTACATTTGGAGAGCGTACTATTGATGCACTAACTGGTCAAAGGCAAAAAGAAATAGATGAAGTAGGTTACTACAGACCAGACTGGGATCCATTTGTTGATTACGAAGATCCTATTATTACAAAAACATGGTGGGGTAAACTACTCAGAGGTACTGTACATTTTGGCTCAATGGCATTAGGTACAGTACTAGCCGCTAAAGGTGCAGCCGCAGCTGGTATAGGTTTAGGTATAGGTGCTGGTGCAAAAGCACTACTAGGAGCTGGTAATGTAACTCGAGCTCTAGCAATAGGTGGTATTTCTGATTTAATATCTAAAGAATCTGATGGTCATAACGCACTGGGAACTATGCGAGACCATTATGGTTGGATAGATACACCACTTAGCACCAAAGAAACAGATCATCCTATAATGATGAAGATGAAAAACATTGTTGAAGGTATGGGCATAGGTCTAGCATTTGACGGTGTAGCTTTTATTATAGGTAAAGGTGGTAAGGCAGTAAGACGACAGGTTATCAGGCGTAATGGTAGTATAGAAGATCAGACTACTACAGCTGCTCTTGCACAAATGCGTAGAGGAGAAACACAGTTTAGAGCTGATAAAAACAAACCTGTATCTGGTAGGCATCAAGGTGCACATCAATCTACTGTAGATGCTGGCGATGCTAGAGATCAATTAAAACGTACACGTAAAGACTGGGGCTCAGAAGATGGGTCGACAGGTGGTGTTACTACAGCAGTTGAAAGAGAACGTGTAGCACGTTATGGTGGTACTACAGACGAGATAGTTGAAAGCACACTGAAGAGTTTATTAAGCACAGATAAGTTTGCAAAAGAACTTGATGCTGTAAAAGGTGACAGAAAACTACTTGGTGAGATATGGCGTGATGCTATAGAAGGCTATCATAATATAGTCGAAGGTAGAAATCCTTTAGAAATGGCTCCAGAAGAGTACTTAGCAGATCTATTTGCAAAAGAACAAGCTGTTATACCATTAAGAAAGGGTCAAACTTTTGAAACATGGACTGGTGAAACAGTAGTTACAGCTGATTTAGTTGTAGGGGCTTTACTTAAAAAGCTAAGAGATACTGGTATTGCCGGTAGAGAACTAAGAGATCTTGTATCCTTAGATGATATAGATGGTCCAGCAAAGCAAATTGTTGACACAATGCTTACAGCTATGTTCCAAACTAAGAAATCTAGGTTTGTAGCATCTGATTATTTTAGATCATTTGGTGCAGGCAAGACTCGAGCACAGTTAAATGACGCTGTAAACGCAGCAGTCAAGACTGAAATGGAAGATGTTAAAGAATCTATTATGTCTATTCTTAAAATAGCTAAAGATGATCCTGATGATAACTTGCTAAACGCATTGTTTGAAGCATTTTCTATGATGAAAAATGTTAACAATCTAGAAGATTTTGATAACTGGGCAAGAAAAATACTACGAGGTGGTAGATTTGATGAGTCAACACCTGATCGTACTGGTGCATTAATACGTAACTTACAAGAAATGGTAAGTCATAGTGTATTAAGTGGACCTAAAACTCCTATGCGAGCACTTCTTGGTACAGGTACTGCAACATTCTTAAGACCATTACAAACATTTTTTGGTGCTACTTTACGATATCCATTTACTGGTGACTCAGCTACTGTACGTGCAAGTCTTGCATCTATGAACGGTATGCTAGAATCTATACCAGAAGCATTTGATTTGTTTTTTACAAAACTAAATGGTTACTGGAGTGGTGATTTATCAAACATTAGAACTAGATATATTGAATATACTAAAGGTGATTACAACTGGGAGATTGTACGTAAGTGGGCAGAAGAAAGCGGCAGAGCTAGTACAACAGACAGAGCTATGTTTGCTTTTACTAACATGGTACGTAACATAAACAATAATAATTTCTTTTCATACTCTACTAAAATAATGGCAGCAACTGATGATGCTTTTACATTTTTACTTGGTAGAGCTAAGATGAGAGAAAAAGCTATGCGTCAAGCATTAGACATGCAAGCTGATGGTATTAGTTTACCAAAACTTACACCTAACTTAATGAGAGCATATCAAGATGATTTCTACGGAGAAATTTTTGATGCAGCTGGTAACATAAAAGATGAAGCTACTAATTTTGCACGTCAAGAAGTTACACTTACACAACCTTTAACAGGTTTTGCTAAGGGACTAAACGATGTATTAACAGCTAATCCTTATGTTAGACCATTTTTCTTATTTGCTAGAACTGGTGTAAATGGACTTGCATTAACTGGTAAGCATACACCCGGATTTAACTTTCTTGTAAAAGAATTTAATGATATAGCATTTGCAACAGCTGAAAACTTAGGAGAAGTTAAAAAGTATGGTATTAATAATGCTGTCGAATTAAACAATGCTAAGGCACTACAGACTGGTAGACTAGCTATGGGCTCTGCTATAACTTTTATGGCAGTTCAAGCATGGATGTCAGGTAGGCTTACTGGTAACGGACCAGCTGATAGACAAAAACGTCAAGGCTGGATTGACGGAGGATACATACAGAGAACTATAGATGTAGGTGGTGTTAGAGTTGGATATGACTCTATAGAACCATTTAATCTTATACTTTCTACTATTGCTGACGTAGGTGATGCTAGTATGTTAATGGGTGAAGAATGGACAGAAAGAGAATTACAGAAAATTTCATTAGTTATGGCACAAGCTATATCTAGTAAATCCTACTTAGCTGGTATTCAACAGCTAGTAGATCTAGTAGCTGGTCGCCCCGGTCAGGTAGAACGTATTGTTGCAAGTTTAACAAACAACACTATACCACTTGCTGGTTTACGTAATGAAATAGGTAAATTAATTACACCTCATATGCGTGAAATTAACTCTGGTGTGTTTCAATCTTATCGTAACCGTAACTTATTTGCTGAGTATCTTCCCGGAGAAGATATACCTGTTAAGTACGACATGCTAAACGGCAAACCTATTAGAAATTATGACTTCATGACTAGATCATTTAATGCTATTAGTCCTGTGTCATTAAACCTAGAAGAATCAGACGCTAGATCTTTCCTATTTAATAGTGGATATGATTTAAGAATGTCTACTTTTTATGCACCTGACGGTACTAACTTAACTGACGATCCACTTATTAGATCTGAATTTCAGAAAGCTATAGGTCAATTAAACTTAGAACGTGACTTAGATAAGTTATCTAGAGACCCTCAAATTTTACAATCTTTAGCTCTTATGCAAGCTGATATACGAGCTGGTAAACGAGGTGAGTATAACGCTCGTGATTATTACCACAATATAGTCATTGATAGATTATTTAAAGCAGCTAGAAAAAAAGCTTGGGATAGTATTAAATATCAACCCAACATAGAAGCTCTAATAGCAGAGCAATACGGCAAGAAGCAGAAACAAGTTGAAAAACGATTTGCTTCCTATAACCTACAAAATATGTATAAATAATGGCAAATCAACAAAACTCGTATACGGTAAGTGATGGGACAGGCACAGGCAATCGTGACTTTTCCTATACTTTTCCGTCATTTTTAGAAAGCGAGGTAAAAGTAGAGATAGATAATGTAGTCAAAACTCTGACCACCCACTATACCATCGTTAATCATAATAATTCATCCGGAGGCACAGTCAGGTTTAACTCTACTGGTTTGCCAAACGGTACTGCTGGAACAACTCCTGTTCGTATATTTAGACAAACAAACGTTGAAACTTCTAAAGCAGAATTTACAGCTGGGTCATCATTAAAAGCCCAAGAAATAAACGACAACTTTAAACAAGTACGTCATGCGTTACAAGAAACTATCGGCGCAGCAGCAACTGATAGAAAAATACAAAGATTTAATATAGAAGCAGACTCTATAGACGGTACACTAATTGCAGATGATGTTATTAACTCAGAGCATATAGCAGCCGGTGCTGTAGATTTAGAACATATGTCAGCAAACTCTGTTGGCAGCTCCAACTATGTTGATGGATCTATAGATAGAGTACATTTAGCAGCAGATATTATAGATGGCACTAAAATAGAAAATAGTGCTGTTAACACTGAACATATTGCAGCAAATGCAGTTACAGCTACTGAAATATTGAATGGTCAAGTAACTAGAGCAAAACTAGAAGCTGACATTATTGACGGAACTAAATTAATTGATAACGCAGTTAATTCTGAGCACTATACTGACGGATCTATTCAGCGTATACATTTAGAAGCAGATATAATAGACAGCACTAAATTAGATGATAACGCAGTTAACTCAGAGCATTATGTAGATGGTTCTATAGACAGAATACATCTAGAAGCTGACATTATAGATAGCACTAAATTAGAAGATAATGCTGTAGGATCTGAACATATACAAACTAATGCTGTTACTGATTCTGAAATAGCAACAGGTACATTAGACAACAGATACTATACAAAAACCCAATCAGACGCTGCATACTTTAACGTAAGTACTGGAGACACTATTAAAGATGGTGACGCATTTCCAGACAACGACACAACTATTGCTACAACCGCAGCTATCAACGACAGGATAATTGACCTTGTTGATGATGTTGGTGGTTTTGTACCGATAGCTAACGAGACAAGTTTCCCTACATCTAACCCTGATGTAAATAACGGACCCGGTACTTTAATATCTATTCGTGAAATAGCAAGTACTCGTACTCCAAATACTGGCACAGTTACTATTACAAATGGTGCAGGGTCTAATACTGTAACTATTTCAGACTGTGGATCAACAGTTTTAACTGCTGGTTTTGGAGTTATAGTTGAGACAACTTCAGTTACTCATACATATCAATTCCACAGATTAGTACCAAAAGCAACAGAGGTTACAACTGTAGCTGGTAAGGCAACAGAAATAAGCAGACTTGGTACAGCAGCAGCCGTAGAAGATATGTCAATACTTGGTACAACCGATGTTGTAGCTGATTTGGCTATTCTTGGTACTACTGACGTTGTATCTGACATGAACACTCTCGCAGTGTCTGATGTTATATCTGACATGAATACGCTTGCAGTAACCAGTGTTGTTAATGACATGGATACTGTAGCTACAAACGTAACTAACGTGAATAACGTTGGTGGAAGTATTGCTAACGTCAATACGACTGCTGGCTCAATAGCTAATGTAAACACAGTTGCAGGGTCTATAGCAAACGTAAACACTACAGCAGGGTCTATATCTAACGTAAACACAACTGCTGGAAGTATCTCAAACGTTAACTCAGTAGCCAGCAATATGGCTAATGTAAATAATTTTGCTGACAGATACCAAATTGCATCTAACAACCCATCAACAGATGGTGGTGGTAATGCACTTGCTGCCGGAGACTTATACTTTAACACTTCTGCAAACGAACTAAAAGTTTATAATGGTAGTTCTTGGCAAGCTGGTGTAACAGCTACAGGTAGCTTTGCATTAACAACGGGTAACACATTTACTGGAGATAACAGATATAACGATGGTGTAAAAGCTCTGTTTGGTACAGGGTCAGATCTTGAGATATATCACGATAGTACAAACAGTGTTATTGAAAATAATACAGCAGCTTTAATTCTTAGATCAGATCAATACAGATTTAGAGATAAAGACGATGGAGATACATTTGCAAACTTTATACATGACGGAGCCGTAGAGCTATATCATGACAACAGCCATAAGTTCTCAACAAATAGTAGTGGAATATCAGTTTATGGTTCAATTAGTGCAAGTGGAGGTCTAATTACAGGGGCAGATAATGCATTTGTATATACTGGTGCGGGTAATGATTTGCAATTAACCCATAATGGTACGGATTCATATATTAAACACGCAACTGGAAGTGGACAATTACAACTAAGATCCAGAGAAATCAAGTTTTTGAAGAGTGATGCTACTGGAGTAATGGCTCAGTTTATACAAGACGGAGCCGCAGAACTCTACTATAACAACACTAAAAAGTTTGAGACAACAAACCTTGGTGCAACTCTTACTGGCAGTCTTAATATTGCTGGTGGTGGTCAAATAAAATTAGGTGATAGTGCATCTGGAGGATCAGACGATACACTTATATTTGGTGCTGGTGATGATTTAAAAATTTATCATAATGGCACACATAGCTATATTAATAATGCAACTGGTGATTTAAACCTTACAACTACTGGTTCTGACATTAATATAACTGCTGCTGATGATGTTGTTCAATTAGTGCAAGGTAATGAATATGCAACAGTAGCTCATGGTAACGGAGGAGTAGAACTCTACTACGATAACAGTAAAAAGTTTGAGACTGTAAGTGCTGGAATTAGTGTTACTGGTGAAGTAAGACCTACTTCTCATCTTGTAATGAACAATGCTGATAATCAAATAATATATCTTGGTGCTGGTAATGATTTACAGTTATTTCACGATGGAAACCATAGTGTAATTCAAGAAACAGGAACAGGTGATTTAGAACTTTGTTCAAACACTCGTGTAATGTTGCAGAAAGACCGTACTGAGGCTCTTGGAAAATTTATACCAGATGGAGCAGTTGAGCTATATTACGACAACGGTAAAAAGTTTGAAACTACAAGTACAGGTGTAACAGTTAGTTCTAGTGCTAATGCTGAAGTAAAAATTACAGGTGCTACTAGCGGTGCAGCAACGCTTGAATTTGGTGATACAGACAATGATGATGAAGCAAATATCTCGTATGACAACTACAACGGTTTTATGATGTATAGAACGACAGCTAATGCTGATATGCGTTTTTATACTAATGGTACTCACAGACTTACTTTACATAAAACTGGATATTTAGCTCCGGCAGCAGACAGTACTTATGATATTGGAACAAGTAGTGTCAGATTTGCAAATGGATATTTTGACACATTATATGGTGACGGATCAAACCTTACTGGTCTTAACACAGACCTTGTATCTGACACATCACCACAGCTAGGTGGTGACTTAGATACTAACGGCAATCATATACTTATGGATGATAGTCGTATAATTAAGTTTGGTACTGATGCTGATATGAATATTTATCATACTGGCAATCACGCATATATTCAGAATGGTACAGGAAATTTATATATAGAAGGTGGCGGTGGCTCTATAAGACTTCAACCTAACAGTTCTGAAGAAGGTATAATAGCTTATTCTGATGGACGTGTACACCTATATTACGATAACAGTGCGAGACTTCAAACAGAATCTTGGGGTTCACGGTGCTTTGGTGATTCTGGTGGTGACACAATATTCCAAGTAGAAGCTTCAAGTAGTCGTAGTGGTGAGGTTCGTGTAATAGCTGATGGTGGAGCTAATAATGCTGATTATAGTCGAATACAAAAAGAAGTAGTCCATGGTTCTCTTCATTTTCAAAACCTAGCAGGCGGTACTTGGGAAAATAATTTAGTTTTAGTTAATAACGGAGCGTGTGAGATATACCACGATGGCAGTAAAACTATCTACACAAATACTGTAGGTGGACAAGTTAAAGGTGGTAATACAAGTTCTCATACTGAGTTTTCAATTCATGGTAATGAAGGACAAGACGCTGTACTACTTTTAGCTGCTGACGATGGTGATGATAATGGAGACTATTGGAGAATCCTTGCTGATGACACTGGTCCTGATTTATGGATACAAAACTATGCGGATGGTAACTGGGAAACTAGCATAAGAGCTAATGGCGGTGCTGGTCAAACAGAGCTATACTACGACAGTAGTTTAAAGCTTGCTACAGAATCAGCGGGTATAAGTGTTTCTGGAGAAGGTAAGTTTGCTGGTCATGCTTATCCTAGTGCTAATAACTCCTATGATTTAGGAACAAGCACTAATCGTTGGAGAAACGTGTATACCAATGACCTTCACTTATCTAACGAAGGACATACAAATAGCGTTGATGGTACATGGGGTAACTGGACAATACAGGAAGGAGAATCAGACTTATTCTTAAAAAATAACCGTTCTGGTAAGAAATACAAATTTAATTTAACGGAGGTATCATAATGGCTATAATTTATGGTGATGGGTCGACATCTAGTAATGGTAGAGTTGTTCAACAAGCTTTTGATGACGGCTCCCAAACCGTATACAGTTTTAGCAATGGAAGCTGGACAGAAATAGATTCTGGTCTTAGATGTTCTTTTACACCAGAAGAAGTTGGAAATAAAATAATTGTCCAAGTTCTGGGTAATGTAAGAATGAATAGTTCAAATATTTTTAGTTTACTTCCAGTAATGCACACATCTACAGGTGGAAACGAATCACTGTTTTTTGAACAAGATGCTGCTGGTGGTGGTAACCGTGCTCATGTTTTAGCTAACGATCAGATGTCAGAATCTTACCGACACTCCACATCTTATATTTTTTGGAACACATCTTTGTGGGCATCTTTTACAGTAGCTAATATAGAAACTCATACATTAAAATTATATGGAAAAGGAACAGGGCAGCTTGGTGATAACACACCGGGATATATGATTATGATGACGGAGCATGTAGCATAATGGATGAGTATGGATTTGAAAAACCAACAATAGCTATGGCTCTAAAAAAATTAGGTGTAGCAGGTTGGTGTGTAATAGGTAGCCCCACAACAGAAACTGAGTTTGCTCAGAATACTAGAATATTTTTTTCAGATGGTACTGAAACTAATGAGTATGCAAAGTTTGGTGTTACTTGGACACAAGTTAAAACTGAGTTTGATAAAATAGTTAATACCTACAACTCAGAGTTATATAAAAGACAAAGATCAGTAGAGTACCCAGATTGGGGTACACAACTTGATTATATCTACCACAACGGGGTTGACAAATGGAAAACAGACATAGTCGATCCTGTTAAAACCAAATATCCAAAACCAGAATAAAATGGCAATTACAAAAACTTGGGAAGTAAACACCCTAGAAAGAGAAATAGCTGATGGCTATGTTAAAAAAGTTATCTTTCGTGTAAAAGGTATAGACGGAAGTGAAGAAAAAGCAAGAGCTACAGGTGAAGTAGATTTAGAAAAGCCTGATACTCTTATACCTTACAAAGATCTAACCGAGTCAAAAGTACTTGAGTGGGTCAAAGCAAAACTTGGAACTGATGAAGTTGCTCTTATTGAAAAATCTTTAGAAGATGAAATAGCACTAATCAACACACCAGTTACAGCAGAAGGAAAACCTTGGTAATTATTTATGAAACCATCCACAGAAGAATTAAAACAAAAACTACAAGAGCTAGTTACTCAGTATAACGAAACTCTACAAGCTCAAAACCAATATAAAGAGCAAATAATAGCAACTAATGCTGTTATACAAGATAGGGTAAATGGAGATACCGACAATATTTCTTCCGACTATTCAGAAGATTAAAACAGTAGAAATACCTCTACCTACAGCAGATGTACCATATTATAAACCTATGGTTGTTCCACCCAGCGACCTTAGAGATCAAGAAGATGAGCCTGTCAAGACTGTAGAAGAAACACCCAAACCACCTACCTTAAAAATACCGTTTATTAAACAGCCAGTACCTCAACCTTCTGCGGAAGTTGTAGTCGCTGCTGTTACAACGGCGGTGACAGCTGTGGCAGCTACAACGCTAACACAGCCTCTAATTGAAAACATTAGAAAAAGAGCACAAAAATTTATACAAGGTAAGATAAATAAATGGAGACAAAACCGCCAGAAAAAAAAGGAATCTTTACCAAGCTCAAAGAAAATGTAGATGACCATGAAGAGCAGATGGCAGTACTAGGTGCAGCAGTGCGTCTAGGTGTAGTTATCTGGTCAGGATTTATTATTACATTAAGTTATGTTGAGCTGCCTATGGTTAAGAAGTCAGCTACAGCAGGCGATATTACGTTCGTCGCTTCAATTTTTACTGGTGCACTAGCCACATTTGGCTTGTCTACTGGTAATGGTAAGAAGAACGAGAAGAAAGAACCTACTAAACCAAAACAATGAAAAAATGGATTCTTCTCTTAGCATTGTTGTCACCCGCAAT